CTTGGCAACTTTTTTGGTATTGACACAGCAAAGAATTAAATTGGAATATGAGAAACTGAAGTGGAAAATCATGCAGAGTCCTGATAATCCGATTGTTAAATATATGATATGGAGGAGATCCATTAAACTTGCTGAAGAATTGAGGAAAGAATTAAATGAAAAAAATTGATAGTATCATTGTAGTTGGCGGTGGTACTGCAGGATGTATTGCCGCTTTAATACTTAAAACAAGATTTCCTCAGAAAGAAATTAAGATTGTAGAATCTGCTGATGTTGGCATCGTTGGAGTTGGAGAAAGTTCAACCGAACATTGGGCTCAATTCTGTTCATTTATTGGTCTGAATCAACTTGATGCAATATTGCATTGCAATGGTACATTTAAGATTGGTGTATATTTTGAGAATTGGGCAGAAAATGACTTTATGCACAATGTTGGATTACCATTTTCAAAGATAAAGGGTAGCTATTTCTTCAATTATGCTCATATTATTGCTACATCTCAAGCACCACAAAAAATGCAATCTGATAAGACTTGGGAAAATAAAGTTGCATTAAATAACTTCAATAATTTGAATGATTCCCCAACAAATCAGTATCATTTTGATACATTTGCATTGAATACATTTTTACATGAGGAGTGTAAAAAAAGAAATATTGAAATCATTATTGATAATCTAACAGGTGCAACTTTAGATGAGGAAACTGGAGATATTCGTTCTGTTGTATCAAGTGAATGGGAACATTTTGCAGATTTCTTCATCGACTGTACAGGATTTGCAAAACTTCTTTTACATAAAACTTATGGAATTAAGTGGAAATCATATGCCCGCTATTTTCCATTAAATTCTGCTATTGCATTTCCAACAGAGGAGATGGATGAATATAATAAATATACAAAATCCACTGCAAGAAAAAATGGTTGGTCTTGGACAATTCCAACACAGACTAGAACTGGAAACGGATATGTGTACTGTGATGGATTTATCGGCAAAGATGAAGCTCATCAAGAAATGGAAGAAGCATATGGTCAAACATTAGAAGTTGCAAGATCATTTAAGTTTGATCCTGGTCGTTTAGAAAAGGCATGGCATAAAAACTGTTATGGTGTTGGATTAGCTCAAAGTTTTGTGGAACCACTTGAAGCGACATCTATTGGCAGTGTCATTCAACAAATGTTCTGTTTCATGCACTTTTTACCATCATATGATGAAGACAGTTGCAATAAACATGTAAATGCAATATTTGATAATATTGCAGATTACGTTCAGGCACACTATCTCATAAAGAGAGATGATACTCCATTTTGGAAAGAAGTTAAGAATAATTTAGAATTGACACCAACTCTTCAAAATTATCTTGATATGTGGAAAAATAGATTACCATTATCATCAGATATTAGTTGTCCGTGGGGAATGTTTAATGCTGAAAATTACATCCCGATTCTTTATGGACTGGATTGGTTTGATTGTAATAAAATCATATCGGAATATGAAGAGTATAATCTATATGAATTATCTCAAAAAGAACTGAATGACTATAATAATTTTGAAAGACAATTATTTTGGGTTGGACACAAAAAATTTATTGAACAAATTTTAAATGTATAAACTCATTGATAATTTTTTTGAAAATCCGCATGAAATAAGACAGATAGCACTTAATCTTCTTTCGGAGAAATATGATTGCATCTTAAATGATTCTACTAAAAACTATCCTGGAATTAGATGTTCAGTTCAAGATAAAATTATTACATCTATTGTCACTTTTTTAGAAAAAACACTTGATACAAATATAATAAATTTTTATTGTGCTTTTCATATTACATCAGGTATTCATAGACTTGGTTTGATTCATAAAGATCGGCAAAAATATGCTGGATTGATTTATTTAAATGAGAATCCGCCAGAACATTCTGGAACAATACTTTGCAATCAAATCGTAGATATAAGCAGCGTTGAACATTCTAATAATTTTGGTATTGCATCTTCAACTCATGACATTAAAATTATAACAGAGTTTGCCGACTATAAAGAACAATTTAATAAAAACTTTGAAATTGAAGTGGAGTTGACAAACAAATTTAATAGATTTGTCTTATATAATGGAACTCGATATCATGCACCATATTATTATTTTGGCAATAATATGTTCAATTCTCGACTAGTACTTGTTTTTTGGTTTGATGTAGTGTAGAATCCCTATAAATGCACAACATTCAATTATGTACGAAGACTTAACACATTTTGAAAAAACACTTGCACGATTCGGTGATCGTGTAGAATTGATTGTGGGTCTTGAACTGGGTGATAAACTCACTGAAGACCAGGCCTATGAGCAGATTAAAGAACTTTACAAAGATCTCAAGCGAGTTTATAAGAAACATGACTGACTTTGATTATAAAAAGTATTCTCTTGAAAATCTAGAGAATTGGTTACATGATGCACTCTCAAGTGCAGAGGCATCGCCCCATGAAATCTATTCTACTATTCGTAAAGTTGTGCAAGATGAGTACAACTATCATAAAGAACAATCTCAAAAATGTTTTGGACTGTTAGAACTGATGAGTGGCCATCGTCCAGTTGATCTCAGTGCAACTGGTGAGCCATTTACCTGTGATAAAGATGATCCCTCACCAGAATGTAAAAGTGCTTGGAATGATTTTTGGGAAATTGTAGAAAAAGAAGCGCCAGATCGAGTTAAAACATGGAGACTACCTGTTGAAGAAGTTAAGGATTTTGATACTGACGAAACAGAATATTTTATTAGTTTCCCAGATGATTTGCTAGAAGCAGCAAACATTTCTGAAGGCGATCAAATTGAGTGGATAGATAATAATGACGGTTCATTTACATTAAAAAAAGTAGATCATGCCTAGAAAATTAGAAGAATTTGGATCTGAGGCAATGCCTGAAGCCATTTGGACATTACCTGTAGAGAGGGTCAGAAATGAAAATGGAAAAGAAGAATATATTATTTCTATTCCAAATGAAGTAAGAAAGCATCTCAAATTAAAGGAAGGAGATAAACTTTTCTGGGGAGAACGTGCGAAAAGTACATACGAAGTTCGTAAAGCCAAGAAAGAAGAATTACAACATTTTAAGATTGATCTAGGACAAGATAATGCTATTCGACAGGCAAAATCTGATAGATTTACTATGTAAAGTTTCATGATCCCAAAGAAATTGTTAAATTTATAGATAGTGCAGGATATGAATGTTATGATAGCCGCACACTTGGAGGGATTATGACTCTTGCTAAAACTGGTTCAGAGAATCTTAGCACAGAAGAGTGGAATGAACTGGTAGCATTAAAAGATGCTATCAGTTATGCTCCACAAACAGTATCATCAGAAAAAATGGAAAAGTTTGCTGAGCTAATGGTACGTTCTTTAGAAGGAAAGTGTGATCCTCCAGCTCCAAAGAATTGGCGTGGATCAGCACTGAGCGAGTGACAGTTTGCAGGCTGTCCACTGATTCCCCTATGGCAGTCTGAGCATCGTATATTGGCCATGTTGAGACAAGCACCACATGGCAACCCGCTCTCGCATCGGTCTAGAACTTAAAGACGGACAAATCGTGTCTGTTTATTGTCATTATGACGGCTATCCGTCTTTTAATGGTCGTGTTCTTCGCACACATTATAACACTGAAGATCAGGTGCGCGAACTGATCGACGGTGGTGATATTTCTGCGCTTCGTACTAATGCTGGTTGGCAGAATGAAACTCTGCCTACTGTTGGTCCCCTGTATTATGCTTCGCGTGGTGAAGATTGCCCTCCTCGTTTAGACAATAACCTGGCAGAGTTTCTTCAGAATAATGAAGAGTTTGGTTACGTCTTCACTGAATCTGAAGGTTGGTTGTGTTATGATACTTGTAAGTGGCACGATTCCTACATGGAAGGTGTTGAAATTCCCGCAGGAGCTGCAGCATGAACAAGAAGTATCTGACCGCATTTTCACTTGGTTTCCTTGCTATTATTGGTTGGAACATTTTTCTAATCCAACGCGATGATCGCATGTATAAAGCATACTACAAACAGCAAGCGTTGACAAACATGGAACAATCATCTAAAATTAAGGAGTAGTTAATCAGAAAAGATGAAATCACTTTACATTGTCGATTATTGGGTTGGTTTTCCCACTTCAGAATACGGTGGCACAATCACTGTAATTGCCAAAGATGATAATGAATGTCACGATCTATTGCTGAGTTGGCGTGATGATTATGCAGAATCCTATGATGATCGTATTCTAGCAAACATCGTCAAGGCACCACGTTTTGCACTTGCTGAAGAACAAGAATCCCGCATTATTGACTCATTCATCACCTGATTATGGCAGTAAAGTTTCCCCATAAAGCACCACAGAATTATCATTATGAACAAACATTTTTCAAGCGTAATGTCACTGCCATTTGGATCTGTGATGATCGCATTTACGATTATAATAATGGTGAACCTGTTAAGTGCATCTGGGGATTCTACAATTCCAAAACAGGACAATACCATGCCCCAGTTAATTCATCGACAGTGGGTAGTGTAGTAGACGCACAGAAAACTACACCTTACTCTGCGATGCAAATCAAAATGAACCCTCTTGAAGCTGCGTTATCATGACTAATCTACATCGTCAAATCCTGGTTGAAATTGAAGATCATTGGAATCATCAAATGTGTTATCTAGTGGATAAAGATCGTTTAGATGATGCTGATGCACTGTATCTAGAGTTTGTTGTTGATGGTGAAGAGCCTGACGATTGGATATTTATGGAGGATCTTGATGCAGTTTGCTGAGGGTGAGACTGTTAAGTATAAAGAAGTTGTAGGAGTGGTCACATTTATTTGTGATCACTCTCTTTCTATACTTGTGGTCAAAGGAAAGCATAGATCACAGGATGTTTGTGTTGTTGTAAATAAATCAGACTTTAAGAACATAAACAAACTCACAGAAAAATGAGAGTGCATAATTATACAGTATTTCCATCAATTATTACAAAAACTGAGTGTGATTTATACAGTTACATTCGTAACGATTTAATTGAATGGATTTATAACTATCAATCAACCACAGAAAGTGTTCAATTTAGTAATCGTGGAGGTTGGCAATCTCCATCAGATTTTCATAATCAAGAATCATTTTTAGAGTTTAGGAATTATATTTTAAACAATACTTTTCAATCGTTGACTCACTACAATCTTAAATTTAATTTAGATAATATGTGGATCAATATTAACAAGAAAAATAATTATAATGTTTCTCACTGTCACCCTAGGTGTAATTTATCTGGTGTATTTTGGATAAAAGCGCCAGATAATTGTGGAAAATTGGTATTTCATAATCCACATAATTTCGTTGAGCATAATTTATTGAACTCAATAGATAAAGAAGTGCAAAAAGAACATAATTATGATTACACCTTTGAGTTTATTCCAAAAGAAGGAGTTTTAGTGTTATTCCCAGCACATTTACATCATCTTGTTGAACCAAATCAATCGGATGAGGATCGTATTTCAATCGCATTTAATTTATCATGAAAAATAATAACACTCATTGGAGACTTTGGGCAAAAGCAATAGGAGAAAAGGCAGGTAAAGATGACCGAGAAGCAGACAACGTGGCTCGTATACGGACTTTTATATTCATCACTTATCTTCTTACTAATTGTTTTATCGTTGCGGGCGTAATTCGCCATTGGAATGATGATCAACCCATTTACATTCACATAGATAATGGCCAATTGCAGAACCGTCCACTAAGTTGACACGCGACCCCCATCCCATGTATTATGGCCTTGTTCCTGAGAGACAAACCATGTTCGACGAGCTTTGGTCTGAGATTCAAGACATGCCTGGCGAAATCTTTGACATTGTTGAAGATTATGATGACAAGTTTGACTTCAACGAATACATCAACGCTGAATACGATTACTGATTATGAAATCTTCTGAAGTAATGAAAGAAATGAAAGAGTTGCGTACTGAGTGGCATCGCAACTATTTTCAACTCACAAAAGAACAGCACAAGCGTTATCGTGATCTTCTGAAGCTACGTCATGAACGTGTGAAAGAACTCAAAGAGTGTGCCGATTCTTAAACTGTCACATGGGGTCTTTACAGACCCCTTTTTTGCTGTATGATGGCCACATGAAGAACACTCACCTCGAACATCCCGAAGATTCTGTACTGCTTGGTAAGAAAGCTGTACAGGATACTATCAACTATCTGCGTAACTGTAAAGGTAGTTGTAGTGTGAAGTATGATGGCGCTCCTGCTATCGTATTCGGCACAAATCCCGAGAATGGTAAGTTTTTTGTTGGCACCAAGAGTGTATTCAACAAAGTCAAAGTAAAGATTAATTATACTCATGATTGCATTGAGAGAAATCATGGTAACAATCAGAAAGTTGCAGCTATTCTTCACACTTGCCTGGAAGTATTGCCTCAAGTTGATGGCATTTATCAGGGTGACTTTATTGGTTATGGTGGCAAACATTCGTTCACTCCGAATACTCTTTCGTATTCTTTTGACTGTGCAGATGTTACTTTTCTCGACACTTCTATCGTATTTGTAGCACATACTTCGTATTTTGGTGATTCTATGAAAGAACTCACCGCATCTTTTGACATTCCAGAGCATCTCAAATACAATTTTCTTCGCACTCGTTTTATCAATCCAGATGCACAGTTTGCCACCCGTTCTCGTCGAATTGATTTTATTCTTGGTCTGGCAAGTGTGATTAGCAATTTTGTTAAGTACCCTGAGACCAAAAAAGAACAAGAAGAACTGAAAATTGCAATCAATAAGTGCATCCGAGAAAATCATGTAATTGATTGCATCGACGGCAATTTGCTGTGGTTGTTTGATCTGTTGACGCAAGCGAAACTGTTAATCATGGAGGGAATTGAGATTACAGGTGATCAAGTTGATGCAAAGCTTGATCTTGATATTGATTGTATCCCAGGTCATGAGGGTTATGTACATTCCAATGAGTTTGGTTCGTTTAAGTTGGTCAATCGTCGCATCTTTTCTCACTATAACTTCACCAAACCCAAAGATTGGTAATTAAATAGAACAGTTAGAGTAAAACAATGCAAGACGAGTTCTTTATCAGTAATGGCATCAATCATCACCATTGCAGTTCACTTGAAGAAGCATACCTGTTAGGTCAACATTATGCAACAGAATTGCAAGGTGAAGTTGCAATTTATGTGAACAATGTGAAAGTTGATACAATCGCACCGCAGCCTAGATCATCTGAAATAGAAGGAGAGACACCCCCTGTGCCACTTGAATAAGTGTCACAAGCCCCCTTGTGCTGGGCAGCCAGATCCCGTATATTGGCCATGTTGAGAGGAATCCAATGCAACTCCAAGCACAACGAACCATTGCAGATTCGGTCCTTAAGAATACTCGTCTGCTGATTGAAGCACTGAAAGATAACTATCGTCAGTATTCGATTCGTTCTCATCAACGCTCCGCTGAGAACTATAACTTTACCTATGATGGTTCTGATTCTGTGCAGACACAATATCATCTGCGTAAGATTGAAGAACTGAAGTCTGGTAAGTGTGACATTGACTATACTATTGAGACTGGTAAAAAGTATCACAAAATCATCATGATTGATGGTGGTGGTGGTCGCTCTGTTCATGCTTTCGTTGATAAGCAAACTGGACAGCTGTACAAGTCTGCATCTTGGAAAGCTCCTGCCAAGGGTGTTCGTTATGATCTGCGATTGATTGCTGATCGTGAATACCTGCTGGAAAATGCTGATTGGTCTGGTGGTTACCTTTATGCGAAATGATCTATTTCCTTATCATCTCAGCAGCATTTGCGTGGTTCTTTTTTGTTCTATTCTCCAAGCGTTTTGATTACTTAAACAAAGATGATTGAACTTGCACTGATCGCATCACTCTCCACTGCACAGATAGAAGAAAGAATCAACAAAGCTTGTGCTTACATTGTTGGTATCCCATACGCATCTGACAACTTTAGTGATAGAGAGTGGGAAAGATTTGTGGTATGCAAGAATCTTATGAAACGCAATTTCACTCATAAAATACGCTGATCGTTCAGCCCCTTGACCTAGGGGGCCATCCGTCGTATATTGGCCATGTTGAGAGGGATCACCCCATGGATCGCAAATTTCACACCGTCAGCATTGAAGATCGGGAGATGTTTGCTTACAACGCAGCTTATCAGCGTAAGCAACAACAACTCGCTGCGATTGCACCCGAGTTGCGTATTAAATACTGCTTCGAGTTTCTCAAAGGTTATATTGCTGATGGTGATGATCTGATGGCAGGTCGTTGTTACGATGGCATCGCAAAGTACAGCGATAAACTTGACTGGTCTGAAGCACACTTCTGATTCATTCTTCACTCTAACTCACAAAACCATGACTAACTACGTTTGCATCAGCTTTGGTCCTTCTGATAATGTTGCTCGCAACGGTTGGTGGAATCGTAAAGAGTATTTTACCACACAACGACAAGCAGAAAAGTGTGGTCTAGAGCAAATGCCCATCGCTGGCACTTTCGGTTACATTGTCATCGAAGAAACTAAAGATTCATGGAAAATTGTTGATGAAATTGGTCTCGCTGGTGCATCTGTAACGGCAGCACATTTCACCTATTCTGTTCAACCTACCAAACAACTTGTGATGGTATAGTCTACCCTGTGCCAGTCCACAGACTGGCCACAAGTGCCCCCACAGGGCAGCCAGGCATCGTATATTGGCCATGTTGAGAGGAACACAAATGACCCGAGTTGACATCAAGTGCCACGCAGCTCCCTGGGAGAATCACACTACTGATCTCGACAGAGCTTATGACATCGCATACAATTTGAGTGAAGAATACCAGTGCGATGTTGATCTTCGCTATAACGAGACTGGCATCATTTTCACCACTGTTTCTGCATACTGAATCATGAAAAACTATCGTGTGCAAGTTGAAACCTACGACGGATGTGTTACTGTTTGGTATGAGAAAAGCAAGGCAAAGTCTGCCGATAAATTGATTCTTAACCGTGTCTACAATCAGCTCTGTGGACTGAATGTTAAGGAGATTAACGTCACCCCATCCGTCTAATGTCTCTGATTAAACAACACATTCACCCTCGAACAATGCAATTCCAAGTTACATCCATCGAGTTTGATTTCACTGAGGATAATGACATTCTCCGTGGCACAGATGAGGAATGGCAAGAATACCAAGAGATGGTAACTTCTGACACAGTAGGACAAATCTGGGAAGCTGTGGATGAGGAGGATCTAGTCGAAGAGATCACAGCTGCGACTGGTTGGTGTATTAAATCGCTGGACTATCGTCACGTCCTGGTGTAGTGTGACAGTCAACAAGGTGGCACACACCCACTAGACTTGCTCCCAGATCCACCGTATATTGGCCATGTTGAGAGGAATCACCCCATGACATTCACTGATGCTCTGATCGCTGCAGGTTATGTTTATGATGAGGAGAATTATGATGGTTGTTATGTAAAGCAAGATTCCGACAATTTCATTCATGTTTATCAGCAAGGTGAGAATGACAATGAGTGGAATTATGTGAAAATGACTGATGAGTTTGATGTCATTTCCGAGGTTACATTTGATCCTGATTCTAACTTCATTGTCTGATGATTGCCCTTCCTAATCCACATTCCAACTCCGACAATTCTATGAACCGCCAAGAACTCCTAGAAGCATACATTGATCGTATTCTTGACAACATGTCCACCAAAGATTTGATGCGACTTGTAGGCGATCAGATTGAAGAAAGTCTGCAAGGTTATAGCGATGAAGAACTGATTGCTGAGGTTGAGGAATACTATCCTGAACTTCTTGAAGGTTGATTTCTAACACAAACATCGCACATCTTACCATGACTCGCAAACAGTTTTTCATTCAAGTCCTGGATCAATTCTCTACCACTGGCAACGATCTATTGCAACTGCTGAATGATATTGAATCCGGTGAGATTGTCTGCTTTCTTAAAGACTAATCAGGATGCCACTGTGCCAGTCCACAAGGCTGCACAAGCCCCCTTGTAAGGGCCCCCTGGCTGCCGTATATTGGCCACATGAGGGGGAGGGAACGACCCCCCCTCACCACCACCAACCCTTTCTCTACACTCTCATGCGGAAGATCGAACGCCAAATGAACAACGCTATCACCAATGGTGTTGACTTCAAGTGTGCAAACACTCAGGTGATTTCTTATACTAACTCCAGCGATGTGTATCTCCACGGTCATCTGATCGCTCGCATTGGTGAGACTTGGATTGAACTTGATTCCTGTGGCTATCGTACCAACACCACAAAGTCTCGCCTTAATGCTATTCTCGCTGAGCATGGCTGCCCTGGTGAGTACATTTTCCAAAAGAACTTTGAGTGGTTCATTCGCTACAACAACGACGTGATTCCTTTCTTCGATGGTATGCGCCTGAACTGATGAAGAAGAACATTTTCCCGATCATTCTTCTCCTGTTCTTTATACTCTCCCCATCTTTAAGGTATAATACAGGGGAACTCTTCCATCTCATTGGTAACACAATTCAATCCACAGCTCATGACTGACTTTACAGTTCATAAACTCAATCTTGCGATCTCCACACTCACTGAAGCATTGGAGTTTGTATCATCCAAGAAAGATGAATACGAGCGTCTCGGTTATGCCAAAGCAGCAATCAGTTTAGCACTCTCTGATCTTCAAGCTATCACTCAGGTAGAACAATGAGCAGCAAAACGTTCAAGAAAGAACTCACCGTCCTGATGGAGTCTTATCAGTTTCAGTTACAGCGAACCTCGAAACATTTAGTGTGGCAGCATCCCTCAGGTCTGAAGATCTTCACCAGTGCTACACCCTCTTGTCGTCATGCTCTGAACCAAATTGAACGTGATATTCAACGTAAAATGGTTAAAATCAAATGAAAAAGCCTTTTTTTAATTAAGCTGAAATGTTTTGATGATTCTCAATAAGTGTTATTAATTGAGAATCAATTAGGGTCATTGTTGAGAATGTGCTGCGCTTTTTATGCCTTATAAATGTGCTGAGACCTTGTGATCTTAGCCTGCAGGCTACCACAACCGCAGAGAAATGTCAAGATCTCGGAGATCACCAAATCCCCACAATCCTCCCAAATCTTATAAGACCCGCTGATAAATACTCTGCAGGTCTTGACAGTTTCTCCCCCGCATCTTATACTGGCCACAGTTAGTTCCTCGGCACTCTAAAACCATGTCAGTTTCTTATCTTCAAGCCCAGAAAAAGAATGTGCGTGTGACACTGGATCTTTCCGTGTACAGTGACTTTGATGCCCGACAGATTGATTGGCGAAAGTTATTCCAACTCGATGGTGATGAGACCGTGGAGGCTTATGTGGAAGACCTGGAAGTAGACTGGTAAGAGTATAAGTCACAGAGAGAATGAGATGCGCTCTTAAGACACTCACAGAACACACAGTTTTTAACACTTTATCATGACTCGTTCGATTGCACTTTCCCTGCTCTCTAAGGGTAACACTGGCACCGAGATTCTGAGCATTCTCGATGTTATCGCTACCGAAGAAGCTGAGCAGTCCTCGTGGACACCTATTGACGTGATTCAGTTCTGATGGTATAATCTACTGAGTGGTGCTGCGGTTATACGTGGCACCCACACTATTCGTGGCTGCAGTTATTCGTGATGGCAGTATGTGGCCCTTGACGGTTGTGTGGTCGGCGGGCGAAGGCGGTTATAAAAATCGATAAGTCCCTAACCTACAGAGGTGACAATTCGACCGAGCTTTATAAATATCAAAAAAAAATTCCCGGAGAAAAAATGGGAGAAAATGAAGAAAAGCAATTTCCACCATTAATTGAGCAAGGAAAAAATTTTGCAAAAAGTGCAGCAGAAGTTGTTAAAACAACTATTAAAGGATATCCACCATTTGCTCCATATGAGATACAAAAAGAAAGATTGAATATTTGTAATGAATGCGAATACCTGAATGTGGAACTTAATAGATGTATTGAATGTGGATGCAATATCAACAGAAAAATATTCTACTCTTCATCAAAATGCCCAAAAGAAAAATGGCATTCATGGAACAATCAATGAATATATAAGATGATGAGCAAAAAATTCCATGCAAAAAATTTATCACATATATGCAAAGAATAAGTGTATCATGCACTCTGTTAGTGAAGAAGATTTTAATGTTGCATGGGAAACTTTAAATCGTATGATCAATATTATCAAAACAGATTATTCGCAAAATGATCTTTCATATGAAGAATTAATTTTAAAGAAAGAACTAGAAGCTTCTTACTGAAATGAATGATTTTCGTAATAACATATTTTACATCCCATTTTTACATGTCGAAGTAAGAAATTGGAAGGTTAAAAAAAAACAATTAAAAGATCTTTATGAATTATCTGAAATTACAGTTTCAGATAATAAAGATGAATATGTCAATACAAATTATCATGATTTAGATTTAGAATCTCAAAATTTTAAATCATATTTAAATTGTATTCAAGATATTTTAAATGATGAAATAGAATATTTTAAAAACCATTTCAATATTCACAAACATTGGATAAAGAGTGCATGGTTCGAACAAGCACTACAATATAATTTTCATGAAGTTCATAATCATGGAACAACTGGTTATAGTTCTGTGTGTTTTATTGATTATAACTCGGAAGTACATACACCAACAAAATTTATTTCTCCATTTGATCACTTTATAACTGGAGAACATATGATATATACTCCCGAAGTCAATGAAGGGTCTTTAATTTTTTTCCCATCAGCACTTAAACATTTTACAAATCCAAATATGTCAGAACAAGAAAGAATTATTTTATCTTTTAATTTAGAACTGAGTTGACATCACCATATATACATGGTAAAATTGATCTGAAAGTTATTTTCTCTTATGGCAAAAGGATTTACTGTTAAAGCTCCTGCTCCAAAGGTATCTGAACCTGAGTGGGATTATGATAAAATTAAAGAAAGAATGCGAGGTAAGTCAATCGTATTCTGTCTTCCAGGCCGTGGTTGTTCATATCAGTTTCTGAAGTCATTCGTACAACTGTGCTTTGATATGGTACAGAATGGTATGAGTATTCAGATTTCTCAAGATTATTCTTCCATGGTAAACTTTGCACGTTGTAAGTGCTTAGGTGCTAACGTACTGCGTGGACCAAAGCAGATTCCCTGGGATGGTAAACTGCAGTATGATTATCAACTGTGGATTGATAATGACATTGTGTTTAACACAGAAAAGTTCTGGCAACTCTGTGATCTGGCTCTGAGTGAAGACAGCGAAGGTAATCTCGTTGACAGAGAAATCACCGCTGGTTGGTATTGCACAGAAGATGGTCACACGACCTCAGTGGCTCACTGGTTGGAAGAAGATGACTTCCGTAAGAACGGTGGAGTCATGAATCATGAAACTCTGACCACTATGGAAAAACGTCGTAAGCCTTTCACCGTAGACTACACTGGTTTCGGTTGGGTGATGATTAAGAACGGTGTCTTTGAGAACCTTGAGTACCCCTGGTTCGCTCCAAAGATGCAGGTATTTGAATCTGGGAACGTTCAGGATATGTGTGGAGAAGACGTGTCATTCTGTCTCGACGCTAAGGAAAAAGGCTTTGAGATCTGGTGTGATCCTCGCATTCGTGTGGGGCATGAAAAGACTCGTGTAATCTGATGTTGAATATTGTATACCGAGGGAGAGTCTTATACCGCAATCTCACACATGAAGAGTGTGCTGAGATTCTGGAAGAACTCTCCCAGAAGTATTATGAAGACGAAGAGTTTGATGTAAATGAATTAGAATTAAGGGAGAATACTTATGGCTAAACCAAAGGGATCACCAACTAAGACTTCTCATGTTCCTGGTCCGCCGAAGAAAACTCGGCAAGGGCATAGTAAGATGACGCTGACCTCTGCTACTTCTCGCAATGGTAAGCAGAAAAAATACAGAGGGCAAGGTAAGTAATATAGATAGAGCAGGAAGAAATTCCTGCTTTTTTATTATATTTTATGGCATATTTAAATCACAACTTACCAACGATCACTTGTTATATTCGCAATGAATTTTTGTATAATCATAAAAAAGGTCATGGTGAGGTAACTTTATGCGATGTACACTCTGTAGCGTCCTTAGAGAAGCATGTACCCCTCTTTGAAGCGTTTTTAGAGAATGGGGTAAACTGGACACGAAGACCGATTCATGCATTTTGTTGGAAACCTGATGCACCCGTTCCAAAGTTAGAAGAGTGTATGTGGTGGGATTGCTTTTCTCCTTATATTGACGTTCAAGTTCGCGCAAGACTGGCTAACTTACGTGCTGAACTGATCAATTATCGTGGAGAAAAGAATGAAGGAACCTACTTGTTTACTCTTGATTGGTCGTGGGAATCAAAATCAACGTTGAATACAAATTTTAGTGAGACTCCAGAGCATAAATGTGCTCATGTCTTTAAGATGGACAATGGAAATTTCTATGCATATCCAAATAATAAGATCTTATGGTATGATGATGCATGGACTAAGAACAGAATTACTCAAAATCCGGGTTATGAAATTGACTTAACAGAGTATTCTGTCGAAAATCGTCGAAAAATTGAGACATCTGACGATTTTATGTACGAAATCAAAGAAATTCGGGATAGCAACCCCGTAAAAAGTTCTGATTTTAACGAATCAGGAGCTAAAAACGATGGCAAATTCACCAGTTGACAAAGGAAATGACTTTATGAAGTCGGGAATGACCCTCATTACCGAGTTGTCTTCCGAAAAATACCTTCAAAAAACAAAAAAAACTCAAAAATATCAGATTCCAGACGACCGCTACTCAAGACCTTGTGGTGGAGTTGGAGGATTTGACGATTTTGTTGAAAGATGGCACGAATAACCGATAAAATTGCGAATAAATAAGATAGATTTATTACATCTTCATGCCTGTCGAAAGGGTAAGTAAAGGTTTTAAGGACATTAGTGCTTCCTTTCAGGTAAGTGCATTGAATTATGACCTAATCGCACTCAAAAATGAAAGTGCGATTGCCCGTTCAATTCGAAATTTGGTACTTACCCTTCCAGGAGAAAAGCCTTTTAATGAAGATTTGGGTTCTGGTGTCTCAAAATCAGTTTTTGAGAACATGGATAACATTTCTACAACGATTGTAAAGGAAGAAATTGAAAATACAATCAATAATTTTGAACCAAGAGTCAGATTAATTGATGTGAATGTAGAACCAAACTATGATGGCAACGATTTATACGTTACAATTCAATATGAAATCATTGGAATTGATGTTTTACCACAGCAACTGGCATTTGCATTACAACAAACACGATAAATGACACTCATAAATTTTAGCAATCTCGATTTCGATCAAATTAAGAGTTCTCTCAAAGAATATCTGAGAGCAAACTCGAATTTTACTGACTATGATTTCGAAGGTTCTAATTTATCAACGATTATTGATACTCTTGCATATAATACATACATTACTTCGTACAATGCTAACATGGTTAGCAACGAAGTTTTCATTGATTCTGCAACTTTAAGAGAAAATGTCGTTTCTCTCGCAAAAGCAATTGGATATATTCCAAGATCGAAGAAGTCATCAATCGCAACTGTTTCATTTTTTGTTGACACTTCTTCTTTACCAATTACGCCATTAACATTAACTCTTCAGAAAGGACTTGTTTGCACAAGTTCTACAACTTTTCAGGGACTGAGTTATAGTTTTAATATTATTGATTCTGTCACAAAACCTGTTGTAAATAATATTGCAACATTTGACGCAATTTCGGTTTATGAAGGAACATATCTTACTCAAACATTTACTGTAGATACAAATAATCCAAATCAAAAGTTCGTATTATCAAATGCTGGTATTGACGTGAGTTCGATACGAGTTACAGTTAGAAATACTCAAAACAGCACTGTGACTCGTCAATTTATTCTTTCAGAAAATCTGATTGATATTGGACCAACATCAAAAGTCTTCTTCATTCAAGAAATTGAAGATCAAAGATACGAAGTTATTTTTGGTGATGGAATTTTTGGAGTAAAACTTGATAATCTTAATTTTATTGAAGTTTCTTATGTTGTGAGCAATGGAGAAAATGGAAATGGCATATCTAACTTCGTATATGCGGGAAGACTTTTAGATAATAATGACGCTTCGGTTGTAGAGTCAATTTCAGAAATCACAACTGATATTGCATCAAATAATGGGCAAGATTTAGAGTCTGTAGATTCAATTAAAAAATTTGCTCCAAGAATCTATGCTTCACAAAACAGAGCTGTAACTGCTGCTGATTATGAAGCGATTGTTCCTACGATATTTCCAGAAACCGAGTCCATCTCTGTATATGGTGGAGAAACATTGGATCCACCCAGATATGGAAAGGTATTCATTTCAATTAAACCTTATAATGGAGACTTTTTATCAAGTATTATTAAGGATCAAATTAAAACCCAATTAAGAAAATATACCGTCGCAGGAATTGTTACTGAGATTATTGATCTCAAGTACATATTTGTAGAATATGAATCAACAGTTTACTATAATGCAAATTTATCTCCTGGTGCTGGAAGTGTAAAGTCAATTGTTGAAGCAAACCTTTCAAGATATTCCGATTCAACAGAGCTGAATCGATATGGATCGAGATTCAAATATAGCAAATTCCAAAAAATAATCGATGACAGCCATCCATCAATTACATCAAACATTACAAAAATCACAATGCGTCGTGATTTAAGTGCAAAAGTAAATGTTCTTGCAGATTATGAATTGTGTTTTGGAAATCAATTTCATATTAAAAATTCAAGAACTGGATATAATATCAAATCCTCTGGATTTAATGTTGATGGAATCGTAGATCAAGTTTATTTTGGAGATTTACCAGGATCAAATGAAAAGACAGGAAGTATATTCTTATTTAAATTGAATTCTTTTACAGAACCAGTTATTGTTAGAAACAATGTTGGATCTATTGATTATGAAAGAGGTGAAATTAATTTATCTCCAATCAAAATTACAAACACTGTAAAAATGAAAAATGGATTAAAGATTGTTGAAATTTCAGCAATTCCTAAATCAAATGATGTTATCGGAAAAGAGGATCTTTATTTGCAACTAGATATTAATAACAGTATCTTAAATATGCAAATAGATGATATTTCATCTGGTGCAAATATTTCAGGATCAACATATACTGTAACATCTAGTTATACGAACGGTAGTTTAATCAGATCATAATATGGCACAGACAAGGGTAAAGACGAGTTTAATTGTTGAAAATCAAGTTCCCTCTTATGTAAGAGATGAATTTCCCCTGTTTGTTGAGTTTTTATCTCAATATTACAGATCTTTAGAATATCAGAGTGGCCCGTCTGATATTTTACAAAATATAGATCGATATGTAAAATTAGAAAATCTTACAAATTTAATTGATTCCACTAGTTTATCTGCAGACGTTGAGTTTTTTGACACGACAATATCCGTTGATTCTACAAGTGGATTTCCAGACTCATATGGATTACTTTTAATTAATAATGAGATCATCACATACGAATCAAAAACATCAACAACATTCGTCAATTGTATTCGAGGCTTTGTAGGAACTACATCATATCAAGATCCTGCAAATTATGATCAACTTGTTTTTTCGGATTCTGAAGTAGCAGAGCATTCTTCTGGAGAAACTGTTACAAATTTAAGTGTTCTTTTCCTAAAAGAATTTTTTACAAAAGTTAAAAAACAAGTCGCTCCTGGATTTGAAGTCAGAGAATTATATTCCGAATTAAACGAATCCTTTTTTATTACTCGTATAAAAGATTTTTATTCTTCCAAGGGATCTGATAAGTCTTTTAAAATTCTTTTCTCAGCTCTTTATGGAGAATCTGTATCTGTAATTAAACCAAGAGATTATTTAATTCAACCATCGGATGCCCAATATTATATTGCCAAAGATCATGTTGTAGAGGCAATTTCTGGTGATCCTATGAGTCTTTCTGGATCAACTTTGATTCAAGACGAAACAGATTTTATTGCTGGGGCTAAAAGAACGATTTCAAAAGTAGAAAGAATACTTAGAGGTGAAAAAGAATATTATATTATTAGTCTTGATTATGATCAAGAAAAAGATGTTAACGTATCTGATTATAATTTTGGAGAATTTACAATTCATCCAAAAACTCAAATAGTAACAACAGCAGGAATTGGTGTTACAACACTTGATGTGGATTCTACCGTAGGATTTCCAGAATCTGGAACATTGACTGCAGTGGTTGCAGATGATACCACGATTTCGATTACTTATAGCGAAAAAACACTCAATCAATTTTTAGGGTGCTCTGGAGTAACTTCAGAACTCTCAGCGTCTCAAGAAATTGCTCTTGATGCATATGCTTATGGAATGGTTGGTATTTCAACAGATAATGTGGTGAAAGTTAGAATCACTGGCGTATTGTCAGATTTGCAAATTTTAGATGATAATTACTATCAAGAAAAAAATGATATAATTCAAATTAAAACATTAGGATCAAAACTGGATTCACCTAAAGCAAATAATTGGTTTTTTAATGTATCCTCACGATATGACGTTAAAAGTTTAGAATTACTTGATATTTCAAATTTTACGTATAAGGTAAATCTTTTTGATGAGCACGATTTTGTAATTGGTGATTCAATTACACTTATTTCTTCAGATAGTAGAGAGTTTTATGGAAGTATAATTCCAGAAAATATTACTTCAATTTTCACTTCCAATGTTTCTGGATTTGATAATAAAACTTCATTTAATATTTCTGGGCAGGGTCAATTAAGCACAAATTCTTTTTACACTGTTAGAAAAAATATTTCAAAGGTATCTACGACAAATTATGCAGAAATTGAAAAATTTTCGTCCAATGTTCAAAACATTTATACAGATTTGAATGATTCTTTATATTTAGCTGCAAATTCTTTACCAACATATTTTAATAGACCATTAACAATTACTGATCGCGCAATTACTTTTTCTGGAACTTTTTCTGGAACTCAATTAGTAATTGGAACTCATGGACTATTAACTGGTGATGCGATTGTTTATAATCCTACTGATAGTTCAAATAAATTAGATTTGATTAAAGGGATTTATTTTGTAAGGAGAATTAATTCTACAACGATATCTCTTGCAAGAAGTCGTCAAAATATTTACACTCAAAATTATATTTCAATAACAGGAACAGTTATCAATAATAAATTTTTCTTCTTTGAATTTTCTGATAGATCTTTAAATCTTGAAAGAGTAAAACCACAAAAACTTATTCGAAAATTATCAACCCCAATTAATGATGGATTAAAATACGAAACGGAAGGACATACGGGAATTTTTGTTAATGGTGTAGAATTATCAAATTATAAGTCAAGCGATTTAATTTATTATGGTTCGATTTTAAGAATAGTACCAACTTCTCCAGGATCTGGATATGATCTAATGAGTCCGCCAGTTTTAACAATTTCCGATGACTTGGGAACTGGGGCTGTTGCAATTTGTACAGTAACTGGTGCATTGAATCGAGTCGATATTGTTGATCCGGGGTTTGATTATCTGGAAGATCCAATTATTACTATTACTGGTGGTGGAGGAACAGGTGCAATCGTAAAACCAAATCTAATCGAATTTGATCACTCCATAACATTTAATTCATCCGCTTCTTCTTCACAAGTTAATATTACAAATGATACTATTGGGTTTGGAACTTTTCATAAATTTAGAGATTCTGAAGAAGTCATTTATGATACTCAAGGAGAAAGTAATGTTGGCGGTATTACAACCGGAGCAAAATATTATGTTTCCGTTCAAAATGGAACAACAATTAAATTGCATAATACTTTCACAGATGCTTCTGTAGGTATTAACACAATTAATTTATCCTCTTTTGGAACTGGAAATCATAGATTTTTATCGGTAAATAAGAAAAAGAAAATTGGATCAGTATCAATAATAGAAAGTGGCACTGGATATGTAAGTAGTGGATCATCAATCCAATTAACAATTAAAGGTAGAATTGGTGTTTCAACCCTAACGGGACAAAATTTCAATGCAGTTTTAAAACCGATTTTTAGAGGAGAAATCACCTCAGTTTCTGTTATTTCTGGTGGATCAGAATATGGTGATGAAGAGATCTTAAATTATCAAAGACAACCAACATTTACTTTAAACAGTGGATCTGGAGCTCAGTTGGTAACGGTTGTATCTAATGAAAAAATCAAACAGGTTTTTGTAACCAATAATGGAAGCGGTTATAATTCTCCTCCAAATTTGGTTATTAATAGTACTACTGGATCTGGTGCTGTTCTTACACCAATTATTAATAATGGTCAATTAGTTGAAGTAAAAGTTATATTTGAAGGAAACGGATATTCTGAAGGAACGGACATTGATGTTATACCTGCTGGAGCGGGAGCATTATTTGAAGCATCTTTAACATCTTGGAGAGTTGATACTGTACAAAGATTATTACAATCAAATCAAATACCATCCGATGATGGAATTCTTCAAAGATCATTGAAAGATTCTTATGGACTTCAGTATACTCATTCATATGCCGCAAGATCTTTAAGAATCTCTTCACTTGCAACACAATTTATTGCAGAAACTCCAATTTTCGTATCAGACTTACAAACTTCTGCAGGAGCTGAAATTGAATCATCTACACACTCTCCTATTATTGGTTGGGCATATGATGGAAATCCAATTTATGGACCATATGGATTTGATTCCTCTGGTATTGTTAAGAGAATGGTTTCTGGATATACTGTATCATTAAGTCCAGATAGACCAAGCACTTTATTATATCCTTCTGGGTATTTCGTTGAAGATTATATTTTTACAAACAGTGGAGATTTAGATGAACACAATGGAAAATTTGGACCAACTCCAGAATTTCCAGATGGAGTCTATGCATATTTTGCTACTATAAATTCTGTAAATGATTCGACTGGACCATTCGCATCATTTAGAAGACCAGTATTCCCATATATTATTGGAAACACTTATAAATCAAAACCAATAGCGTTTAATTATTTGGCTTCATCAAATCAAGATGAAATTGATATAAATGCTCAAGGTTGGAGTAGAAACACATATCCATATCACTTTACTAATGCTAGAAGTTATTATGATTTTGTCATAGACTCAAACCGAATTAAAAAGCAGTTATCAATTGTAAAAAATACAACAAGATCTGGAATTGATTCCATTGGCATCGTAACTGGAGGGACAAACTATCAAGTTGGTGATCAAATTGTTTTTGACAATACTGGAACTGGTGGTTTTGGCATTTCTGCAGAAGTTTCTTTCCTTGAAGGAAAAGAAGTAAACAATGTTGGAATCGCAACTTCTGTAATTGAAGGAGTTCAAATGATTCCCATATCTAATGGAAAGCAGTTCATTGGATATGCAACTAATCCCCATGCTTATAATAACAATGATTTGGTAAGTTTTACATCAACTGGAATTAGCACCAGTGGAAAAATAAAAGTGGTCATCAATGAATTATTGTTATCTACTGGAGTTGGTTCTACAGGATATACTGGAATTGTAACATATTTCAATGTAAATGGAAATTTAAATGTTGTAAAGGAAAATGATATATACCAAATTCTTGGTGAGCAAGTAAAAATTCTTAATGTAGATACTCTTTCATCAAGAGTTAGAGTTGCACGCAATTACAATAACACCCAAGGCATAACAACAATTTCTGCTGGAGTGGCAATTACTGAAAGAACTAGAAAATTTGAATTGCCATTTGGAATTTCAACTTCTACGTTTAACTTACAATTAAATAGGCAAATATATTTTGATCCAAAAGAAACTGTTGGATTGGGAACAACTGCTGGCCCTGGAATAGGATATACTCTAAATTTTACAAATCCTGGAGCTGGAATAACTCAAATTAATATTCCAACCAGATCTCTATGGTTACCAAAACATGGTTTGGAAACCGGAACAGAATTGATATATAGTCACAATGGCGGAACTGCAGTTTCAATATCTACAGATGGAGTATCAAGTTATCAACTTTCAAATAATTCTTCAGTTTATGCTGCAAGACTTGGAGATAATTTAATTGGTATATCAACAATTAAAGTTGGATTGGGAACCACTGGATCTTTTGTGGGAATTGGAACAACTGCTTCCTTACTTTATTTCACAAATGTTGGAACTGGAAACTCTCATAGTTTTACTACAAACTATCAAAATACTTTAAAGGGAACAACGACTAGAAATTTAGTCACAGTTTCTCTTGCTGCAACTCATGGACTTGAAATAGGAGATTCTGTTAAAGTTTCAGTTCTTCCTGGAGTTGTAACAAGTTTATATTCTGGAACCTATGATATTGTTTCTACATCATCTACTCAATTTGCATATACAATTTTAAGTTATCCAGAGGCATCAAGTTATTCATCCTCCAATGGGGAATTGAAATATCAAACTACATCCGGAACTGCTTATGGTCCAATTCATCAAGCAAAATTAAAATCAAAAGGTCTATCATATAGAACTCTTCCATATATTAAATCAATAACAACAGGTATTGGAACAAATGCAGTTTTAGTTCCATATGGCACTGGTATTGGGTCTATTAATAGAGTTGAAATTCAAGATATTGGATTTGACTATCCTTCAGATTTAAGTTTAAGGCCAACAGCAAAAATTCCAGAAATTTTAGAAGTAAATAATTTATTTTCAATTAAATCCATAGGAGTTACTTCAGTTGGAAGAAACTATATCGTAGCACCAGACTTAATTGTTATTGATCGTTTAACAAGAGAAATTGATCAAGGTGTTGATTTGGAATATAATCTTGGAGATACTCAAGTTTCTATTCTAAAAAATTCAAGATCTGTCAATAAAGAAACTTCAATAGTTTTCCCAATAAACAATAGTAATGGTGTTGGAATCAGTACGATTAGATTTATTTCTGCAAGTAAAGATGTTGTCGTAACACTTGGATCCAGTTTTAGTAATGCCGCAGATTTCCCCTTTGCAATTGGAGATAAAATTTTAATTGAAAATATTAGTGTTGGTATTGGATCGACTGCCAAAGGATATAATTCAGAATCCTATGGATATGAGTTCTTTACAATTGTCAATATAGATCCAAACATTGGTGGAATTGGAGCAACAGTTTCCTACAATTTAACTGGAAAACTATCTTCAACAGAAATTCCAGGAAACTACGATCCAATTAATTCTGCAGGAAGAATAATTGCGGAAAGAGATCTTCCATCATTTTCAATTGAATATCAAAGAAATGAATTTTTTGATGGAGAAAATGTATTCTCACAATCATCGACTGGAGTTATAGAAAATTGGGATGAAAATAATAATACTGTAAGAGTCTCTACAAGTCAAGGATTTGTGCAAGGTGATACTTTAGTCGGTGAATCTTCTAAAACTGAGGCCGTAATTAATCGAGTAATTAGTTTTGATTCAATCTATAATGTCAAATCAAATTCAATAGTTAAAAAAGGTTGGCAACAGCAAACCGGATTTTTAAATAATGATCTTCAAAAAATTGCAGATAATGATTACTATCAATATTTTTCATATTCTATCAAAACAAACACTCCATTTAGTGACTGGGATGATGTAGTAGATGATTTAAATCACCCCGCAGGATTTAAAAAATTTGCAGATCTTCAAGTTGTATCTTCTCCAGATTCAATTGGAATTGGAACAACCGCAGAAATGGAAATTGCCACTTTGGCTGAATTGGATTCTACAATCGATACTCACTGTATATCAGATTTTGATCTTGTAACAGAAAATAATATTTTTGTTGGTAATAGATTTGCCTCAAATCAAATTAACTTCAATTCGGCAATTCTACAAGATTATTTTGAGTCAGTTGGAAATAGAGTTCTTAATATTGATGATCTTTCTCCACAATTTAATAGTAATCCCAGATCAACTCCGTTTTCAACGATTGACGCATTTACATTATCCGATAATCGTTATAGAAAATATATTACATTTGTAAGAGATTTAGTTTTACCAGAGCAAAATCAAGTGTTATTGACATCATTACTTCACGATAGTAATTTTGGTTATTTGAATCAATATGGAAAAATTTTCAATCAAGATGATTTGGGAACCTTTGATTTTAATATCGCTGGTACTGAAGGTGCTTTAGTATTTTATCCTGTTTTTTCAGAAGAAAATAATTATGATATTTCATTCTCAAGTATCAATGTTTCCGATGTTGTTGCATCTACTGGAGAGTATAACCTTGGAGATATTGTCAATATTAAATCTTCAACTGTAACGATTCCTGTTGGTGTGAGCACTGCAACTACAATTGTTGGAATTGCATCCACGTATAGGGCTTCTAAAGTTTATGTTGTAATTGGAGCAACAGATGGTTCTTTCTATGAAGTCGATGAAATCAGCGTTCTCCATAATGGAACTGATGTAGAATTTTTAGAATATGGACAGTTAACAACTGGTAACTTATCTTCTTTCAGTTCACCGGGAATTGGAACATACAATGCGTATTTGTCTGGATCCAATTTAAACATTGATTTAACTCCAGATGTTGGATTATCTACAGCACACTTTGTAAATACTGTTCGGGTTTCAATTGCAAATTCATCTGCAGTTGGAGTTGGAACAACTGTCATGTATGATAGTTTCCTTACCTCAACATTGACAAGTATTGCTTCATCAACAGCGCCAGGAGTTTCTACGGTTTCTGAATTTTCATTGACTGGAGATGCTGCATACTATATTGCAGTTGTTGAGGACTTGACTAACCAACAATATCAAATGTCGGAGTTAGTTTCTCTGAAAAATCAATCGAACGCTTACGTGTCAGAATTCGGTTTTGTACAAACCGATGGGCCTCTTGGAAGTTTTACAATTGAAAGAGTTGGAGACAACACTCGATTACACTTTATTCCAAATGCAAACATTGACGCACAAGTAAGAGTTTTCCAGCAGTCGGTTCATTCATCTGAGGGGAATAATTTTACTAGAGAAATATCACTGAATAATGCATCAATTGCTTCTGGAAATGGTTCTTACGAAGGAACTTTAGTTTCCACGAAAAAAGAATTTAATCTTACAAGCAATCAACTCCCAATTTTTGAAAGATATGCATTAGGATCTGATTCTAGTATTGTTGATTTAAGTTTAAACGCAGTTAAAATTCCTGGACATTTCTTTGTAACTGGAGAAGAAATTTCTTATGAATATACTTCATCAGATACAACTTCAATTAATGCCATTGGAATCGCAACCACTTCCGTTGGTGTAGGAACAACCGATAAACTTCCAAGAACCATATATGCTGTCAAATCTGATAACTTATATGTAAAATTTGCAAAATCTGCAGCTGATGCTTTATCAACACCAGCAGTAACATTTGATATTACGAGTGTTGGAATTGGAACTTCACACGTCTTCAGGTCCAAAAAGCAAAATGCAAAAACTTTAATATCAATCGATAACGTTATTCAGTCTCCTCTTGTATCTACAGCAGTTACAACGATAACTTCTAGTTTTGTTGGAGAAATAACAAATTTAGTGACATTATCTGGAATTACATCATTCTTTACCGGGGATATGATAAAAATTGATAATGAAATTATGTTAATTGAAACTCTTGGATATGGTTCCACAAATGTTGCAATTGTTCAACGAGGATGGTTGGGAACTGGAATTGCTACACATGGTATTGGTAGTCTCATTACAAAACTCAATGGAAATTACAATATTGATAACAACATCATTTATTTCTCAACTGCTCCATATGGACAAGTTCCATTTACTGGTGTATCTGATAGAGGAGATGAACAAGATTATGTTGGATTGATCACTGGATCTACGTTTAGTGGAAGAGTTTTCTTAAAATCGGGTAATGTCAACTCAGTTGATGATACTTATTTTTATAATAAAGTTTTTGATGACATTTCTGGATCATTTAATGGTTCGAATAGTGTTTTTACATTAAAGTCTGAGGGATCCAATATTACTGGAATTAGCACATCAAATGCAATCGTCTTAGTAAATCAAATTTTCCAAGGTCCAGAAAGATCTACAGGATCAGTTTTAGTTTCTGGAAATTATGACCTTTCTGAGTCTGCTGGTATTACTTCAATTACTTTCACAGGAACTCAAACTCAATCTTATGATATTAATGCAACATCTTTACCAAGATCTGGTATTATTGTTTCAGTTGGATCCACTGCTGGATTTGGTTATCAACCATTAGTAAGTGCTGGAGGAACGGCCATTGTTTCTGTGGCTGGAACTATTCAATCTATTAGTATTGGAAATAGTGGTTCTGGATATAGATCTGGATCTCAACCAACGGTTCGAGTTGGAGTTATCACACAAAGTACAGGAACTCCAAATATTACTTATGTTGGTGTTGCATCAATTGGAACGTCTACAACAAATAAAGGTAGAATTGTGAGTATTGCAATTACAAACCCCGGTGTTGGATATACTTCATCAAATCCTCCATTAGTTGTTATTGATGCTCCATTATCATATAGTAATATTCCTTTAGTTTATAGTTCTTCATCTCCAACTGGATTTGGAAGTGGAGCAACCGTTGATATTGTTGTTGGTCAAGGATCAAGCGTAATCACTTTTGAAATTAAAAATACTGGATACTCTTATGGTCAAGGACAAATTCTTACCGTTGGAGTCGGAGGCACTGTAGGAATTCCTACAGATATTGCCTCGACATTTAGTGAGTTCCAAATTACTGTTGATAGAACTTTCACAGATAGTTTCTCTGGATTCTCAATTGGAGACCTTCAAGTAATAGATCCTCTTGATTCGTTATTTGATGGTGAAACCACTGTATTCCCACTGAAAATTAACGATACTTTAACTTCTATTAGAGCTAGAGTTGGTTCCGGAATTGACGTTCAATCCACATTATTGGTTTTCATTAATGATATTTTACAAGTTCCTGGAAAAGGATATCTATTTTCTGGTGGAAGTTCAATAACTTTCTCAGAACCACCAAAACCAGAGGATACTTCAAAAATTCTTTTCTATAAAGGTAATGGTGAAGTTGATGTAACTTTTGTTGATATTATAGAACCAATTGAAGTTGGAGATGGACTGACCATAATTGGTGATACTATGGATCAAACTCAAAATGAAAGAATAGTATCTGAGGTTCTTTCCAGCAATAACGCTAAGACAAATACTTATTTTAACCCAGGACTTAGTTTAAATCAAAGTTTAATTAGACCAGTTACATTATGTTATCAAACTCAAGATAAAATTATTGATGGGGTTGAAATTGGAAAAAATAGAGTTCTTTACGAACCAGTTATTCAACCAACTACAAATATTATTCAGAGTGTTGGAGTTACTTCTTCTGTAATTTTTGTAGAAAGTGTCAAGACATTTTTTGATAGTGCTAATGAATATGTCTCTGCGAATACTGATCCAAAGAAAGTAATCATAACATCTCAAGATACTTTAGTGGCCGCCGCCGCAACCGCTATCGTATCTGCTGCAGGTACAATTTCTTCAATTGCTATTAGTAATGGTGGAAAGGGATATTCTACCGCACCAGAAGTAACGATTTCAAATCCAGTCGGACTTGGAACTACATTTAGAGCTTCTGGATCAGCATCTATAACTAGCGGTATAGTAACTTCCATCAGTGTTGTAAATTCTGGTAGTGGATATACTTCAACAAATCCACCACAAGTTTTGATTGAATTCCCATCAGTAACTAGTGAGTTAATTACAAATGTTGTATATTCGGGCGACTTTGGAGTTATTACTGGAATTAAAACAACAACAGTTGGAGTTGCTTCAACTGGAATTATTCTTGACCTGTTTATTCCTACAAACTCATTCTTAAGAGATTTAAATATTAATTCTGTCGGAATTGCAACTACTGGAGTGAGTGGAATTCAAACTGGTTACTATTTTAAAGTCTCCAACTCTAATGTTGGCAATGGTGTTACATCTCTGCGTCAAGATGGCACGGTAGTTGGATTTGGTAGTACATTTATTGATAATATTTACGAAGTAGCTGCAGTTTCTATTGCACAGACTGGAGTTCCTGGAATTGGACTTACTTATGTTGCTCAAGTAACTGTAAGTTTAACAAGTTATAATGGACTTTCAGGATTTGGATTTAGTAGTTTTTATGGCGAATATAGTTGGGGTAGAATTAGTCAGTTAAATAGAACAGATCCAAAATCATTTACAGTTTACAATAATGGTCTTGCAGGAATTGCAACATCACCAACAGTTCAAAGATTACTTCCCCTAAAATACCGAGATTACTCATCATAAATATATAAAAAACTTCAAAATGGCCGCTATTATAACAGACCAGTTTAGAATACTAAGTGCTAAGAATTTTGTTGCTGCAGCAAGTTCTACAGTTAACTCGTACTATGTTTTTGTAGGCCTTCCCAATCCAACTGATTCTAGTTCTACTTGGGATACAAATCCACCTGCACCAAAAGATAGTTTTGATGAAGAAAATGGTTATTGGGATACTGCCATAGCACTCAAAAAAATATCTCCAGAAAATATGAAGCAGGTGGTTAGAAAAATAACCTGGAGTTCTGGAACAACTTATGATATGTATAGACATGATATAAGTAGAACCAATACTTCAAAACCCTCTGGAGTTACCAGTTTATATGCGGCAAATTTTTACGTTGTAAATAGTGATTTTCGTGTATATATTTGCCTCCAAAATGGAACTGATCCAGAAAATCCCGAAGGAAGACCATCTCTTGATGAACCAACTTTCACTGATTTAGAACCAAGATCCGCTGGAACAAGTGGTGATGGATATATCTGGAAATATCTGTATACAATCACTCCAAGCGATATTGTTAAGTTTGATACTTCTAATTTTATTCCCGTTCCAAAGAATTGGGAAACCAATGACGAAGATTCTGCAGTTAGAAATAATGCTGCCACCAGTGGACAGTTAAAGATTGTTACCATCAAAAATCGTGGAGTAGGAATTGGAACAGCAAACACAACATATACAAGAGTTCCTATAAAAGGTGATGGATCTGGAGCCGAAGCAACAATTGTTGTAAACAATAATTCAAAAATAGAATCAATTACTATTTCGAGTGGTGGTTCTGGATATACTTTTGGAACAGTTGATTTAGTAACGGGAAATGTTCCTACTGGAACAACATCTCCAGTTTTCGATGTCATTATTCCACCAAAAGGTGGACATGGTGCAAACATTTATAGAGAACTTGGAGCAAATAGAGTTTGCCTTTACACAAGAATTGAAAACGATACGCAAAATCCAGATTTTATAACTGGCAACCAAATTGCTAGAGTTGGAGTTATTGAAAATCCTTTGGCATATAGTTCAAGTTCTATTTTAACTGAAGATAAAGCAAGTGCTGTATATGCTTTAAAACTTGTTGGAGCGGGTTATAGCACAGCGACATTTGTTGCCGACAGTTTAGTTTCTCAAACTATTGGAGTTGGTTCCACGGCTGTAGGTAAAGTTGTTTCTTACGATCAGACTACAGGCGTTCTTAAGTATTGGCAAGATAGAACTTTAGCTGGATTCAATACAGATGGAACAAAAGATACATCTCCAATCTATGGATTTGGTCTGAATAGATTTACATCCTCTGTGGGAGCAAGCGGCACAACTATTGTTCAGGGAGGAAGTGTTAATTTAACAATTGACACCAATTTTACTGGTCTCACTACCACAATAAATAGTAGGACATATTATTTTGGTCAAACTTTTACAAATGGAGTTTCAAATCCAGAAGTTCAAAAATATTCTGGAAATATTATCCATGTAGATAATAGACCTTCTGTAACAAGATCATCTAGTCAAAAAGAAGATATCAAGGTAATTTTGCAGTTCTAAAAAATCATGCCAGAGTCAACTAATCTTAACGTTTCTCCATATTTTGATGATTTTGATTCTACAAAGAATTATCATAAGGTTTTGTTTAAACCTGGATATCCAGTTCAGGCTAGAGAATTAACCACGCTTCAATCTATCCTTCAAGATCAGATTGAAAAATTTGGTAATCATGTTTTTAAAGAAGGATCTGCAGTAATTCCGGGTCAATTGAGCTATAGTAATGAGTTTAGATTTGTTAAAATCGAAAATTCATATCTTGGAGTAGATGTTAGTGTTTACATCAACGATCTTGTTGGCAAAAAAATTACTGGTGACGAATCAAAAGTAGAAGCTCAGATTGTATACGTTTTACCCCAAAATGAATTGGGAAATGAATATACTACCTTGTATGTAAATTATTTGGCTTCTGGTTTAAATGACCAGAATACATTTTCTGACAATGAAAAACTGACTTTAAATTCTGCATATACAGAAAATTCTGTAATAATCCAAAGTGGAGAAGGTTTTGCAAATACAACTTCCAATGCCACGGGAAATGGATCGGCTGCAGTTCTTAATAATGGAGTTTATTTTTTAAGAGGGTATTTTGTTGAGGTATCTGATCAGACTTTAATTTTAGATCCATATTCAAATATCACAAGTTGTAAAGTTGGATTTGATGTAATTGAAGAGACTGTTACATCAGATGAAGATGATACCTTAAATGATAATGCACAAGGATTTTCAAATTATGCAGCTCCAGGAGCGGATAGATTTAAAGTATCAGCTTTATTAAGTAAGAAAGAAATAACTGATACAACTGCAGATAATTTTGTAGGATTATTGGAAATAAGAAATGGGGAATTAATTAAAAATACCACAACAACTTCCCAATATAATATTCTTGCAACGGAACTTGCAAGAAGAACATCAGATGAATCTGGTGATTATTATGTAAGACCTTTTGATGTAACTGCAAAAGAAACTTTAAACGATAATCTGGGAAATGGTGGAATTTTTCAAGAAAATTCACTAACATATAATAACAATACACCAAGAGAAAGTTTAGCAACATATAAAATTGGCGCTGGAAAAGCATTCGTCAAAGGATATGAAGTTGAGTCTTTATCTGCAAACTTCTTGGATTTTGAAAAACCAAGAACAACCAAGAGTGTTACTGATGCAAGCATTGCATATGTAACTGGCCCTACGTTTACAGTAAACAGAGCAACTGGAGCTCCAAATTTAAATCTTGGAAGTCCATTTATTGTATCTTTAAGAGACTCTAGAGTTGGTGTTGCATCTTCTGCTCTTTCGGGAAAAGAAATTGGTCTTGCGAGAGTTTATGATTATGCATTAGAATCTGGTTCATATAATACTTCCAATTTAAACCTCAATCAGTGGGATATTGCGTTATTTGACATAGAAACTTATACTGAAATTACGCTCAATCAAAACGTAACCCTTACGACTCCCGTTCATATCAAAGGTAAAGCAAGTGGAGCAACGGGATATCTGAGATTTGATGTTAATAACGCAGGAATTATTACCGCTTATGGAGTAAAGGGTTCTTTTGCGGCGAATGAAAAATTCATTTTCAATGGAGTAGAAGGGACAAGTAGAGTATCGACAGCAATAACTGAGTATTCAATTCAAGATGTTGAGTCTCTCTCAAATGTTAGCACTTCAACTACCTCATTTACTGCAGATATTGTTCCAACAGTAACTTATAACGTTGGACTTGCTTCAATCACAGCAAGATCTACAACAGGTATTAGTAGCATTAGTCTGGACAGAGCAGATAGCAATTTTGCGTTTACTAATAATGTAAAAGTTGGTGGATTGGTTCAGTATACAATTTCGGGTTCAACTGTTCCAACATATAATAAAATTTTAAGCGTATCTCAAAATTCTATTGTTGTAACTGGAGTTGCAACAGTAACAGGAATTTGTGAGGGTTCTCCTCCATCCACTGCAAAAACTGTAAGTGATCTATCTATTCTCGGATCATCTTTTCAAACATCTGTAGATAACACATTATACACCAAATTACCAAAAAACTTTATACAATCAGTAGATCTTACAGAATCGAATTTAACTATTAAAAAGGAATTTGCGGTTACTATTACAAGTAATCAATCAAACACTTTAACGGCAGCTGCAAATGAAACTTTCTTACCATTTGATGAGGAAAGATATGTATTGGTAAGATCCGATGGTTCTTTTGAAACCTTAAGAGCAGATAAGTTTACTTTTAATGCAACTTCTTCAGAATTAACACTTCGAGGTCTTGGTGGTAATGATAGTGGCGCAAGATTAATTGCGACATTAAGAAAAATCAATGTAAAATCTAAAGTTAAAAATAGAAATAGGATCAACACATTAATTGTAGACAAATCAAAATATGATTATTCTGGAATTGGATCAACAACAATTAATGATGGATTGACCTATGGCACGTTTCCATTTGGAACGAGAGTACAAGATGAAGAAATTTGTCTGAATGTACCAGATGTAACAAAAATTTATGGTGTGTTTGAATCTACTACTACATCAGAAGCGAATTTACCTTCGGTTACTTTTAGTTCATTAACGGGTCCAACAAATAGAACCGGAGACCTATTAATTGGAGAAACTTTTATTGGTCAAACTTCTGGTGCGATAGCGATTTATACAACTAAAGTAAATGATTTGAAAATCAATTTTGTTTACTTAAACGACAAATCTTTCCAGGAAAATGAAACTGTTTTATTTGATGAGACGGGAATTGAAGCTGCAGTTTCATCAATTACTTTATCTGATAAAAACATTACTGAAAATTATAAATTAGATTCTGCCCAGAAAAATACAATTTACGATTATTCAAGAATTGTAAGAGATCCTTTAACAAAAGAACCTGCAAAACAAATTAAGATTATTTTTGAGTCTGCGAGTTATGGATCATCTGATCTTGGAGATGTTACTACAGTAAATTCGTATGATAATTTTGATTATTGTGATATAGCTCCTGTAGAAGGAAAAGTTGCAAACAGTGATATTTTAGACATTAGACCAAGAGTATCACAGTATTCCGTTTCTGCTGGGTCTCGTTCTCCCTTTGAATTTTTATCAAGAACTTTTTCAGAATCGCAAAATTCTGGGAGAAATATTCTTGCTTCCGATGAATCAATTCTTCTTTCTTTTAATCATTATTTGGGAAGAATTGATCGCATTTTCCTCACAAAAACTGGAGCACTTCAACTCGTTTCTGGAGATCCAGCAGAAACTCCAAGACCACCAAAAGCACTGGATGATGCACTTGAAATTGCGTCTGCAGTTCTTCCACCATATCTTTGCGATGTAAATAAAGCATCTATTCAACTTCTTAATCATAAGAGATATCAAATGAAAGATATCTCAAGACTTGAAGATAGAATTAAAAATCTGGAAACATATACAACTTTAAATCTTTTGGAAGCAAATACACAATCATTAAGTATTCGAGATGTAAATGGATTGGACAGATTTAAATCTGGATTTTTTGTTGATAATTTTAGAAACTTAAATACGCAAAATACAACTACAAAAATTAAAAATTCAATTGACGCAACAAATCAAGAATTAAGACCATCTCCATATTGTACTGAAGTTGATCTTTTAATTGGATCAAAATCATTGGTTGGAATTGGAGCCTCAGTAGATCCTACAGCAGACTCAAGATTTGTTACCGATTTAATTGGTAGTAATGTAAGAAGAACAGGACAGGTTATCACATTAGATTATACAGAAGCTCGTTTCTTATCTCAACCATATGCTACGAGAATTGAAAATGTAACTCCATATCTTGTAACCAATTATATTGGAAATATTGAGTTAACTCCATCATCTGATGTTTGGACTGATCAGGTTAGATTAGAACCAAAAACAATCACGCAAGATAATTTTACAGCGACTCAACAACAATTAGCTGCTGAGGGATTTGACCCACAAACAGGTCTTGGTCCGGTAAATTGGAATGCATGGGAAACAACATGGTCAGGAACAGAAACCACACAACGAGTAGAAGATTCTGGAGATGCCACTACAACATTTACCACTACTACAACAACTGAGGAGCAAAGAAGAACAGGAACTCAATTACAACTCACCGAACAAGTAACAACAACTTCTCAAGGAGATTCTTTAGTTGCCTCGGAACTCATAACATTTATGAGATCAAGAAATGTTGAGTTTGTTGCTAAACGTTTTAGACCATTCACTCAAGTATATGCTTTCTTTGATGGAGAAGATGTTAATTCATTTATTGTTCCAAAACTTCTTGAAATTACAATGGAATCTGGAATATTCCAGGTTGGAGAAACTGTAACTGGAAGTTTTGCAACATCTCCAATTAATCAAAATAATACTCCAGGGATTACTCCAACAGAAATTACATTTAGAGTCGCATCTGCAAATCACAAGTATGGTCCATTTAATGCTCCAACGGATGTTTATACTCGAACACCATATGATCAGCAAGTAACCGGAACTTTAGCTTCTGGTTATTCGGCAACTTCAACAATTCTTAATGTTGATGTTGCAAGTCTTTCCGAACAAGCGCAAGGACAATTCTTTGGTAGAGTTGCAACTGGACTTAAGTTAAAAGGATTAACAAGTGGAGCAGAAGCAACAATAACAAATGTCAGATTGGTTTCTGATAATCAGGGAACAGTCATTGGATCATATTTAATTCCAAATCCAAATGTTCCAACAAATCCAACTTTTGAAACTGGTGTAAAGACATTTAAGTTAACTAACAATCCAACAAATTCTTTAGTTCCAGGATCTGTTTCCACTGAAGGCGAAGTAAATTATTACGCACAGGGACTTGTAAATAACATTCAAGAAACCATTGCATCAGTAAGAAGTCCTCGTTTCGAATCGACTACACTTTCAGATTCAAGAACTCAATCAAATTCTTCAACATCTTCAAATACTCAGGTTACAAGAATTCAACCAGTATTCATCACTAATACAATTGTAATAGAAAATACGGTTGTAGTACAAGCTCCTGCACCTCAGCAAGATCCTTTGGCACAATCATTCTTGCTTCCTGATGGAAACGGATTGTTTGTGACTAAAATTGATTTATATTTCAACTCAAAAGATGATACTCTGCCCGTTACAGTACAACTTCGCTCAATGAAACTTGGACTGCCAACCACAGAAATTTATCCATTTAGTGAAGTTGTAATTGATCCTGCAAATGTTAATATTTCCGATGATGGTAGCGCAGTCACAACGGTAACTTTCCCATCTCCAGTATATCTTAGAGGTGGAGAAGAACATGCAGTTGTTCTTCTGTCAGAATCAACTTCATATCAAGTTTGGATTTCAAGACTCGGTGAACCAGACATTACAACCGCTGGGTTAGCAGAATCTCAGCAAATATTTGTAACGGAGCAACCACTTTTAGGTTCATTATTTAAGTCTCAAAACGCTTCTACTTGGACTCCAAGCCAATATGAAGATCTGAAATTTAATTTATATCAAGCAGTATTTACTGATGAAGTTGGAGATATTAATTTCTATAACCCACAACTCAACATTGGTAACAAACAAATTGCTAATCTTTTAAAGAATCCTCTTGAAATGAATTCAAGAAAGATTCGTGTTGGATTAGGAACTACGGTAACTAGCACAAACTTTATCGTTGGAACTACAGTTTCCCAAAGAAATTCAAATGCAACTGGCAATTATGTTGGAGCTGCTGGATCTGCAACTAACACACTTACAATTACAAATGCAGGTATCGGTTACTCTGATGGATCTTACAGTGGAGTTTCTTTGACTAATGTAACTGGATCTGGAGTTAATGCAACTGCAAACATTACAATTTCTGGAAATGTAGCTACAGCCGCAACGATTAGTGCTGGAGGATCTGGATATCGAGTTGGTGATGTTCTGAGCGTATCCAGTTTAAATGGAAGCACTCTTGGATCCAATTTGAGACTTTCTGTTGGACAAATAGCAGGTATTAATGAAATTATTCTCGATAAAGTTCAAGGCAATTTCACTACTGGTGCTGGCAGTACAATTGCATATGTTGCCTCTGGAATTGGAATTACGGACTTGAATGGTGGTGGGGTAACTGCAAGTTATGTAACCGTAGATTCTGAGGAATTTGATGGATTGCATATCAAGGTAAATCATAAAAACCATGGTATGTATGCCTTAAATAACAACGTTGTTATTTCTGGAACATATTCTGACATAACTCCTACAACATTGAACGCTGCATATGCTAAAGAAGATTCTGGAAGCATTGCACTTGTAAGCTCATCTAATTTCTCTACATTTGAAAATGTTGGTGTCGCATCAACAAATCCTGGATATATTTTAATTGGTGACGAAATTATTGCATATGAGGGAGTTAGTGGAAATACTTTAACCGGAATTACCAGACAAATTGATCAAACCAAAGCCTTCTCATATACTGCTGGAACTCCAGTATTTAAGTATGAGTTAAATGGAATTTCTCTTAGAAGAATTAATAAAACTCATACTCTTCAAGATGTTGGGTTCTCTTCGGCAAGACCTTTTGATCTCGATTATTACTATTTGAAAATTGATTCAAGTTCTGCTGGCAATTCAGCATCTTTACCACAGGGTCAAGTTAATAGAAGTGTTGCAACTTCATTCCCACCACTTTATATTAATGAAACAAAATCTGCTGGTGGAACAAACATTTATGCAACTCAAAACATTCCTTTCGAAATTATAAGACCAAATATTCAAACGATGAACTTACTTGGAACAGGTCTCTCTGCTTCGATTAGAACAGTAACTGGTTCAAGCGTTGATGGAAATGAGGAATCTTACACTGATGTAGGATATGAACCAATTTCCCTGACATCAAACAATTATCTTAATTCACCAAGAATTGTAGCTGCATCGGTCAATGAGACTTCTGCTTTAACTACACTTCCAGGAAATAAATCATTTACTCTGAATATTAAGATGGATACTTTTGACAGAAATGTATCTCCAGTTATTGATTTGGATAGAGTATCTGCGATCTTTATTAGCAATAGAGTAAATAGTCCAATCGAAAATTATGCAACTGATTTTAGAGTTTCTACTCTCGAAGACGATCCATCAGCATTTGTTTATGCATCAAATCCAATTGCACTTGAAGTTCCAGCATCTTCTCTGAAGATTATTGTGAGCGCATATGTTAATAGAATTGGCGATCTAAGGGCATTCTATGCCCTTCTGGGAGATCCTACGGAGAAACCCATATACTACCCATTCCCAGGGTATAATAATCTTGACAGTCTTGGTAATGTAATTAATACTGCAAACAATGATGGATTATCTGATGTCAAGATTGCAAAAACTGATAATCTTGCCAACCTGAGTCGGAATTTAGATTACAAAGAATATACATTCACTACTAATAATCTGACAGATTTTAGATACTTTAGTATTAAATTGATTGGATCATCAACCGATATGGCTCACCCACCAAGATTAAAAGATCTTAGAGTTATTGCTCTTGCGTAATTATGAATACAAAATTTTCCAAAGTTGAAGGTTATAATAACCTAATTCGTGATAATTCTACAAATGCCATTTTAAATACAAATATGAGTGACTATCAAAATTATAAAAATTTAAAATTAGCAAAAGAATCTGAGGGACAAAAACTTCAAAAACTTGAGGATGATATGTGTAAAATGAAAAATGATCTCGATGAAATTAAAAATCTTTTAAGAGCTTTGACTTATGAATCCAAATAATATTGAACTTACAAACTTAAATAAATGCTTTGAATATGAAAAGGTTGCTCGTGACATAGATAGTATAAGCGATATTGATGAATTAAAAAATCTCGCTAAATCGTTTGCAAAGTTATATCTAAAGCAAGAAGAAGTTTTATCTGAACTCAAATGGCACAACCCAGCACACGACAAGAATTAATTGATTACTGTAAGAGAAAACTGGGATATCCAGTTTTAGAAATCAACGTTGCTGATGAGCAAATTGAAGATCTTGTTGATGATGCGGTTCAATATTTTCAAGAACGTCATTTTGATGGTGTCTATCAGACATACATGAAGTATAAAATTACTCAGGATGACATTGATAGGGGCAGAGCTAGAAGTGGTGGTGTAGGAATAACAACTACAACTGTATCTGAAAATTTGGGAAATAGCACATCATTTCAATTTGAAGAAAATGGAAATTATCTTCCTGTCCATCCTTCGGTAATTGGGGTTAACAAAATATTTAAATTTGATGGATCAAATACCATCACCCACAATATGTTTAGTATTAAATATCAACTCTTTTTGAATGATATTTACTATTGGGGTTCTACCGAACTTTTAACTTATGCAATGGTAAAAACATATCTTGAAGATATTGACTTCTTACTGAATACTGATAAGCAAATTAGATTTAACAAAAGACAAGATAGACTTTACTTAGATATTGATTGGAGTAGTGTCAGCGTCGGACAATATTTAATTATTGATTGTTATCGATTACTAGATCCAAATGATTATTCAAGAGTTTGGAATGATTCGTTCTTAAAACCATATTTGACATCTCTTATCAAAAAACAATGGGGTCAAAATATGATGAAATTTACTGGTGTTAAACTTCCTGGTGGTGTTGAATTGAATGGAAGACAAATGTATGACGATGCACAAAAAGAAATAGATGCGATCATGGAGAAAATGTCCAATACTTATGAATTACCACCATTGGACATGATTGGATAATATGCTTAATCCATTTTTTCTTCAAGGATCTAAAACAGAGCAATCGTTAATTCAAGATTTGATTAACGAACAACTCCGTATGTATGGAGTTGAAGTTTATTATCTTCCAAGAAAATATATTACAAAGAAAAGCGTTATAAAAGAAGTTATTGAGTCTAAGTTCAATTTGGCACTTCCAATAGAAGCATATGTCAATACTTATGATGGATATGAAGGTCAAGGAACAATATTATCAAAGTTTGGTATTCAACCACTAACAGACTTGACAATCACAATATCAAGAGAAAGATTTGAAAATTATATCACTCCATTAATAAAGGATAAACCAAATATTGAACTTTCAACAAGACCAAAGGAAGGAGATTTGATTTATTTTCCTTTGGGAGACAGATTATTTGAAATTAAATTTGTTGAACATGAGCAACCATTTTATCAGTTACAAAAAACATATACTTATGAATTAAAATGTGAACTCTTTAGATATGAAGATGAAGAACTCAATACTGATATTGATGAAATTGACGATAATATTTTAACTGACGGATACACACAAACTTTAAG